TAGGAACTCCTAAGCCGCCCGCATAGAAGCGCTAGAGTCCACATAAAATCATATCTTTTAAATAAAACTGTGGTACTATTGTACTACTATGGAAGATTTAAACCTTACTTTTCCCATTGATATGGTCAAGCGGGAAGAGCGCATTGTTGTCGGTATTGCAACCGCTGACAATATTGATAAGGCTGGGGATCTTATTGAGTTCGAAGCTTCTGTTGAAGCGTTTAAGAATTGGACCGGAAACATCCGTGAGATGCACGCTCCAATTGCTGTAGGTAAGGCTATTAGTTACAAGCCGGTTAAGGTTAAGGGTGCTAATGGTGAAGACTACAACGCTATGCAAGTAGAGGCGTATATTTCTAAGGGCGCTCAGGATACTTGGGAGAAAGTTCTTGACGGTACACTTCGCTCGTTCTCTGTCGGGGGTAAAATTCTTGACAAGCAGATCGATGCAGAAAAGATGTTCCGTGGTAAGCCTGTAAATGTAATTAAGAAGTATGAACTTGGTGAGTTGAGTCTTGTAGATAATCCTGCAAACCCAGCTGCGGTTATTGATATTGTTAAGTTTGACACTACCGATCAACTTGATTACATTTTGAAAATTGATTGCAATGATATTAATTTGACTATTCCTAAGTCCGTACAACGTATGGCTCAGGTTGGTCTTAATCAAAGAAAAGAGCACGGTCGTGGAGGAACGAGTGTCGGTATGGGTTCAGCCAGAAGGCTGGCTCAAGGCGGTACTGCTTCTCCAGAGTTCGTTAGAAAGGTAGCGAAGTATTTCCCGAGACATGCCGGTGACTTAAAAGCAACTGGTGCTGATCCGGGTGATAAAGGTTATCCTTCTAATGGAAGAATTGCTTGGAACCTTTGGGGTGGTACTCCTGGTTGGGTTTGGGCAAGATCAAAAGTTCGTCAATTGGATAACTGCACACGCAAATTTGATGACGATATTGATTTAGAAAAAGAAATTGCATGTTCGTGCGGATGCGGTACATGTAATGATGATATTATTAAGGAGTTCACCAATATGGAAGATATTTTGGAACAAGTTCTTGATGAAGAAGGTACAACTTTGGAAGAGGTTGAGAAGTCTTTGCGTAATGATGAAAATTATGCTAAGGTATCAGAGATGGATACATCTGCCGAAGAGAAACTTTCTTTGTTAAAGCGATTCGTCAACTGGCTTACAGTTGAGGAAGAGGCAGATGTACAAAAGTCTGTCGAATTAGAAGAAGCTTCAACTGAATCTGAGGTTGAGGCGGATAACGATCAAATGGAGGATCATATGGATATTGATATCTTGAAAGATGCTCTTGGTTCGGTCATCGATCAGAAGTTCACTGATTTCGCCGCTTCGTTTAAGGAAGAGGTTGAGGCTTCAATGGACGCTAAGATCGAAGAAGTTACTAAGAGCGCAGATGCACAGCGTGAGGAGTTGGAGCAGAAGCTTGCTTCCGCAGAGGCTTCACTTGCTGAGCAGACTGAAAAGGTGGAGGCTTTTGCCGCTGCTGGTGCAGTCAAGAAGAGCGTCGATCCAGACGGCGATGAAGATGAGGGTGACGAGGAGACAATCCGCAAGTCTGCTCCTTCTTTCTGGAACAATGTTTATTTGCCACAAGAGCTAGTCAAGGCTCTGGGCTATGAGTCGTGATTAGGAGGAATATATAAATGGCAACTCAAGAAGAAATTCTAGCAAAGGCTAACGAAGTCACTACCTCAGTTGTGGGTGGTGCCTCTGGTGGTCTTCTCAACGCTGAACAGTCTAATCGGTTCCTAGATTTTGTGGTCGATCAGTCTGTTCTTATGCAAAACAGCCGTGTTGTCCGTATGCGTGCATCAAGCATGGATATTGACAAGTTGTCGGTTGGTACGCGCATCATGCGCAAGGCTACGGAGGCAACCGATGACGGTTCCAACGCAGCAGTAACCTTCTCAAAGGTTTCACTCTCCAGCGTCAAGCTTCGTCTTGATTGGGAGATTTCAACAGAGTCCCTTGAGGACAACATTGAGGGTGCCTCGCTTGAGGATCATCTCGCTCAGGTCATGGCTCGCCAGACCGCTAACGATCTTGATGACCTTCTCATCAACGGCAACACCTCGTCAAGCAACACTCTGCTCAAGGCCCTTGACGGCTTTGTGAAACTTGCTCTCGCTTCCGGTACAACGGTTGACGAGGCTGGTGACAATGCTTCACGTTCAGTTTTTGACCGTGTTCTTCGTAACCTTCCCAGCAAGTATCTCCAGCGCCGTAACGAGCTTAAGTTCTTCACTGGCCCTGGTATTGTGCAGGATGCAATTTACTCGCTTCAGAATCCGAACTCGGCTACTGAGTCGGCTGCTGGTGCTCCAAGCCCAGGTTCAACGACTGGCGATCTCGCCTTCTTGAACGGCGCAATGCGTGCAAATGGTGGCGCTGGTGCAACCGGCCTTGCTCCTTTCGGTATCGGACTCACTGAAGTTCCGTTGATGCCTGAGGATGTTTCGGGTGACTACTCGGGTGCTTCTGGCTCGCACGGCTATGTGGAACTTACGTTCCCGAACAACCGTGTGGTTGGTCTTCATCGTGACATCACGGTGTACCGCCAGTTCCAGCCGAAGACTGACACGATTGAGTATACTCAGTTCATGCGTGTGGCTGCTAACATCGAAAACGCTGATAGCTATGTCATCGCTAAGAACGTCAAGCTTCGCAGCACCTGATAACTAAATCTTAGGACTGTTATAGTTACTATCCTAACGGATTGGGCGGGGGGAGAAATCCCCCGCCTTTTCTGTTTTATAATGATACTTATGATAGAATTGTTGTTATGAGTGAGAATGTAGTAAAGTCGTCTGATCTTCCTGAGCCTACTAAGAAGGCTCCTGCTAAGAAGACTACGGCTAAAAAGACAACCGCTAAGAAGACTTCTGCTGCTAAGGCTGAAAAGTCTCCTGTTCCTAAAAAGACTGTTGCAAAGGCTTCGGCGGGTAAGAAGTTTATTTATTTTGATAGTGGTGCCGCTTACTCTACTAAGGGTGGTATTCGGTTCACTAGAGAGAACAGGATTTATGAGATTGAGGAGCAAGAGGCTGACCACTTGCTTACTTTGGATAACTTTAGACTTCCAACTCAGATTGAGTTAGAAGATTATTATAAGGAGAATAACTAATGGCTGGAAATCTTAGCGATTATTTGGAAGATGCTTTGTTGGATCACTTCCTTGGCACAACTGCCTATACTGCACCTTCTGCTGTGTATGTAGCACTTTATACTGCTGCACCTTCGGATAGCGGTGGTGGTACTGAGGTGTCTGGTGGGTCTTATGCTCGTCAGGCTGCAACGTTTGATGCTGCGGCTAGTGGTGCTACGCAGAATAGTGGAAATATTGACTTTGCTAATATGCCTGCTGCTACTGTTGTTGCTGTCGGTATTCATGATGCTTCTACTGGTGGCAATCTTCTTGTGCATGGCACGTTGACTGCTAACAAGACTCTTGATGCTGGTGACACTTTGCGTATTGCTACGGGTGACTTGGATATCAGTATTGACTGATTGGAGGCGACATGGAGCGTAGAGAGTTTGTCGGTAATGTCGAAGAAACAACGTTGAGTGCTAATATATCTGATACGGATACTAGCATTTCGCTTACTGATGGCTCTACGTATCCTTCCGGTTCGACTAATCCTTTTGTTATTGTAATCAATAGGGGTTTGTCAAACGAGGAAAAAATTCTTTGCTCTTCTAGGAGTTCTAATACTATTACTGTTGAGGAAAGAGGTTACGACGACACGGTTGCGCAGAGTCATTCATCGGGTGATTTGGTTGATCATGTTTTGGATGCGGCTACTGTGCAGTCAATGAACACTAATACTTTTGATAATGCTATACTTGTATGGACGGGAATGGGAGGTTAAGAGATGGCTAATTTAGTTCCTAAAAGATTTTATATCGGTGATGCTACTGGTGGTAGTTCTGTGTATACGTTGACTAGCAATGTTGGTTCTTATGCTATTGTGAGAAGCATTAATGCTTGTAATACTACTGGGTCTGATGCTACTTTTGATTTGCACATTGTTCCTTCCGGTGATACTGCTGATGCTGGAAATAAAATTTTAAGCAGTATTACTGTTCCTGCTAATGATGTTATTACTAGTGATGCGATTATTACTATGGAACCTAGTGACTCTATTTATTTTAATCAATCCGGTACTAGTATCACTTTAACTGTTAGTGGTGTGGAGTATGATGCCGGATGATTCAACGTGTAGTCAATAAAGAGTTTGATCAGATTGAAGTTGACCATCTTGTTTCTTCAACGATGTCTCTTGGTGGTCACACGTTAGATCCTACTGGGCCGGTTCCTACTGGTGGTTTGGTTGCTTGGGCTGCTTCGTCTGCCCCTACTGGTTGGTTGATTTGTGATGGTTCTGCTGTTTCTAGAACTACTTATGCTGATTTGTATGCTGTTGTTGGTGATACTTATGGGGCTGGTGATGGGTCTACGACTTTTAATTTGCCGAACATTAAAGGGCGAGTTGTTGTTGGTTTAGATTCTGCTGATACTGCTTTTGATGCTCTTGCTGAGACTGGTGGTTCTGCTACTCATACGTTGAATACTGCCGAGATGCCTTCGCATAATCACACACAGGACGCTCACTCTCATAACGCTTCTACTGGTGCTGTAAACGCTCCTCATTCACATCCTGCTTCAACGGGCGCTGCAAATGCTCCTCATTCACATAACGCTTCTACGGGTGCTGCTAATGCT